GAATCAAGCCTGGCGAGAAGGCGGCTGCGAAGCCGAAGTCGGTTTCTGAGGCGGCCGATACGGGCACGACTCGTGAGCTTTTGGTGGCGATGCGGGCGCGGATTGCGAAGGCGGTTGAGGACGCGAACACGCCGGCCCGCGACTTGGCTGCCCTGACTAAGAGGTTGGTTGAGGTGGTCCGTGACATCGAGGCAATCGACGCCCGTGATGACGAGGCCGCCGAAGGTGGTCCGACGCCGGACGAGGGCTGGCAAGCTATCTGATCTTGCTCGGCATGTGGTGTTGCCGTCGGGGATTGTTTCGACGGGTTGGCCTGCTGTTCGGGACTTGTGTGCGGAGTTCGGGGACTCGTTCGATGAGTGGCAGGACGGCGCTGGCCGGGCGATTCTGGCGAAGCGCGCCGATGGGATCTATGCGGCGACTATCGGCGGGGTTGTTCTCAGCATCCCGCGGCAGGTGGCTAAGACGTTCCTGGTGGGGCGCATCGTCGTCGCGTTGTGCATCCTGTTTCCGAGTCTGACGGTGTTGTGGACGGCGCATCGGAGCCGGACGGCTACGCGGACGTTCCAGTCCATGCAGGCGTTCGTGAAGCGACGGAAGGTCGCGCCGTATGTCTCGTACATCCGTACGGCGAACGGTGAGCAGGAGATCGGGTTTCGTAACGGGTCGGTGATCCTGTTCGGTGCCCGTGAGCAGGGGTTCGGCCGTGGTTTCGATGAGGTCGATGTCGAGGTTTTTGATGAGGCGCAGATCCTGACGGATCGGGCGCTCGAGGACATGGTGGCGGCGACGAACCAGTCTCGGCATCCGTGTGGGGCGTTGTTGTTCTTCATGGGGACGCCGCCGCGGCAGACCGATCCGGGTGAGGCGTTCACGTTCAAGCGGGCGAAGGCGCTGTCTGGGGACTCGGACAACCTGGTGTACATCGAGTTCTCTGCCGATGAGGACGCGGAGCTGGACGACCGGAAGCAGTGGGCGAAGGCCAATCCGTCGTTTCCGATCCACACTCCGTTGGAGTCGATGCTTCGTCTTCGGGAGAACCTGCCGTCGGACGACTCGTGGCGGCATGAGGCGCTGGGCATCTGGGACAAGATCGACGTCCACAAACGAGTCGTCCCTGATTCGATCTGGAAGATTCTCGAGGCCGACGACCCGCCCGCATCCGACGTTCCGCCGTCGGCACTCGCTGTGGACATGTCGCATGACCGGGTGATCGCCATCGACGGCTGTTGGGAGACTGCGACGGCGCATCACGTCGAGGTGTTGGCGTTGGACTGGGCGACGGACACGTTGGGCGCCGTGGACTGGCTGGTCAACCGTGCAGGTAACCGGATTCCGGTCGTGATTGACGGCATGTCGCCGGCTGCGTCGATGGTTCCGGCGTTGAAGGCCCGGAAGGTTCGGGTTGTTGTCACGCAGGCTCCGGATATGGCGAAGGCATGCGGTTTGTTCTACGACGACGCGATGGCTGGCCGCTTGACTCATGCGGGGCAGGCACAGTTAACGGATGCGTTGATGGGTGCCCGGAAGCGTGGCATCGGCACGGCTGGCGGTTGGGGTTGGGACCGTAAGAATCCGGACACGAACATTGCGCCGCTGGTTGCGGCGACCCTGGCCCGGTTCGGGGCGACCCTTGTGAAGAAGAAGTCGAACACCAACCGGGACAGAAGGGCGGTCGTACTCTGATGTTGGAGAAGATCACCCTGCCGAACGTGTCAGACGAAGACAACGCCACCCTGAACCGGCTTTTGAAGGATCTTGACGACAAGTCGGAAGGGAACCTGCTGCGGGCGTCGTACTACGACGGGAAGCGGGCTATCCGGCAGGTTGGGACGATCATCCCGCCGCAGTATTACCGGCTGGGGATCGTGCTCGGCTGGTCGGCGAAGGCCGTGGACATTCTGGCGCGGCGCTGCAACCTCGATTCGTTCGTTTGGCCTGACGGTGACTTGGACAGCATCGGCTTCCGTGACGTGTTCGAGGGGAACCAGCTCTCCACCGAGATCTCCTCGGGGATCGTGTCGTCGCTGATTCATGGTGTCGCGTTCCTGGTGAACACTCGCGGGTCTGACGGTGAGCCGTCGGCGCTGATCCACGTGAAGGACGCCCTGTCCGCTACGGGCGACTGGAACGCCCGCACTCGCCGCCTGGACAACCTGCTGTCGATCACGAGCCGTAACGCCGACACCGGCAACGCAACGTCGCTGGTCCTGTACCTCGACGGGGTGACCATCGACGCAGTGAAGGACGGCGCGAAGTGGACCGCCAAGCGGACTGACCATGCTTGGGGTGTCCCCGCTGAGCCGCTCGTTTACAAGCCGCGGGTCGGTAAGCCGTTCGGAACGGCTCGTATCTCCCGCCCGGTGATGTCTTTGCATGACCAGGCGCTCCGCACGGTCATCCGCATGGAGGGCCACGCGGACGTGTACTCGTTCCCTGAGATGTGGCTAATGGGTGCGGATGAGTCGATTTTCAAGAACGCTGACGGGTCGCAGAAGGCTGTCTGGCAGGTCATGTTGGGTCGTATCAAGGCGATCCCCGACGATGACGGCGCCACTGCTGGGAACGAGCGGGCGGACGTGAAACAGTTCGCGGCGTCCTCGCCGCAACCGCATATCGACCAACTGAAGCAGCAGGCGCAGTTGTTCTCCGGTGAGACTTCGATCCCGCTCACGTCGCTGGGTGTCTCGGACCTGTCCAACCCGACTTCGGCTGACTCGTACATCGCGTCCCGTGAGGATCTGATCGCTGAGGCGGAGGGCGCCACCGACGACTGGGGGCCGCCGCTACGCCGCACGCTGACGAGGGCGCTGGCGATGGCATCCGGTGAGACTTCGATTCCGTCGGAGTGGGGCAGCATCGACGCGAAGTGGCGCTCTCCGCTGTACCTGTCTAGGGCTGCACAAGCAGACGCCGGTATGAAGCAACTGACCGCCGTTCCGTGGCTCGCCGAGTCCGAAGTCGGGCTCGAGTTGTTGGGCCTGGATGAGCAGCAGATCAAGCGGGCGCTGGCCGACAAACGCCGCATGGGCGGTTCGGCGGCGCTTCGTGCCATCGCGGACGCGGCGACGAACGGGCAGCCGGTGGTGACTGGTGGCGTCGCCGGCTCAGGTTAGGTCGCATCGCCGGAACGTGGCGGCGTTAGCGAACATCGCGGCGAATGACCTTCGGATCATGTTCCGGCAGTTCGATACGAGGGACGCGGCGGAGGCGGGTCTGCGGGACATGCTGCCGCGGATGGTTGACATCTACGGGTCGGCTGCTGCGACGTTGGGCGCCGACTGGTATGACGACCTGCGTGACGCCGCCGAAGTGAAGGGCCGGTTCAGGGCCATCCCAACGGACCTCCCCGACCAGGGCAGTACCGACTCGTTGGCCCGGTGGGCGGCGGCGTCGGCGAAGGATCTGGACACGATGTTGATGTTGACTATCGGTGGGACGCAGCGGCGGATTGCGAACGCGGACCGGCAGACGGTGACAGGTTCGAGTATCGAAGATCCCCGCGCTCGTGGATGGGCGCGTGCCGGCACCGGAAACTGTGACTTCTGTCGGATGCTCCTCGACCGTGGCGCCGTCTACACCGAAGCGTCCGCCGACTTCGAGGCCCACGACCACTGCGGATGCGTTGGTGTCCCGCAGTTCTAAGACTCCCCGCCTGATGGCGGGTTACGCCTACGTGCAGCGGTCAATGCGCGGCTGATGGAGGAACGATGTCGGAAACACCCCAGGGCGGAGAAGGCACCAGCGGAGAGACGCCCGCCGCTGACGAGTTCAAGGCGATCACGTCCCAAGACGACCTCAACAAGGTCATCAACGACCGGCTGACGCGGGAACGCGCCAAGTACGCCGACTACAAGGATCTGAAGGCTAAGGCCGATGAGTTCGACAAGCTCAAGGCCGCCAACCAGACGGAAGCCGAGAAGACTGCGGCGCGGTTGGCTGAACTTGAGGCTGAGTTGAACAACTCGCGGGCGCAGTCGATGCGGCTGCGGGTCGCTGCTGAACACGGCATCACAAACTCGGACCACATCCGACTGTTCCTCACCGGCACCGACGAGGAGACGCTGACCGAACAGGCCAAGGCGTTCGCCCAAGAGGTCGCCGACCGCAAAGGCAAACCCCCTCACGTCCCACGCGAGGGGAGCAATTCAACTTCCGTCGAAGGTGACTCGCGCCAACTGGCGCGGGAGCTTTTCGGCACATAACAGAAGGAAACCTCCATGGCTACGATTGCCAGCACTGCATTCAGCCTTCCGAAGCATCTGGCCTCCGGGCTGTGGAAGAAGGCAACCACAGGCTCCACCATCGCCGCGCTCTCGGCTTCCGAGCCGATGCTGTTCGGTGAGACGCAACTGATGACCCTGACGGCCGACCCGAAGGCACAGTATGTGTCTGAAGGTGCCGCGAAGTCACCGACTGACCCGACGTTCGGGACCAAGACGGTGACGCCGCACAAGGTCCAGGTGACCATGCGGT